TATAGTAACGAATGTGTAGCATTGACGAATGGGATTTTGAGAACGTACAGTCAAGAAGCCGATGTGCCGACACCACTCCCTGTTAAACCCGACGTTTTGTCGGGTCCCGTGGATGGAATATAAAAGTTTATCCTATTATGGTTAATTTGAGCTCATGATTCATGAACGTGCTGGAACATTTGGGAGGCAATCTGTTGACAAACGCAAACGTAAATACATCAATTTGGTCAAAAAAATATGAACCAAAAAACATCACCGAATGGATGGATAATTACGCGCAAATCAATATCATAAACGATTGGTTCAATACACCGACGAAACGAATCCTAATCGTGAGTGGTCATCACGGAACCGGAAAAACAACGTTGATACATTTGATGTGTAAAAAATTTAAAAAAACGATGTTCGGGATGCATTCGAACACGAAACGAAATAAAAAAGAGATTTTGACATACCATAACACAATCAAACAATTCACAAAGAGTGGGGTGTTCGTATTGGACGACTTCGAGTTGTTCGTCAATAAACATGAATATGTAAGTTTGAATGAAATATTCAAGCTATTAACCACGAATTCCGAAATGCGAAGCATAATCATGGTAAACTCGCTTTGTGCGAAAAAACTCTCGTTATTTTATGAAGTAAGTACACATGTCGAATTGTGTTTTCCAAATCCCAAAACCATCTTTCGAAGATGTATGGACATACTCGATGAAGAACATGTCGATATAGATGACGATGGTCTAAAAAAACTCAAGAACCTCATTGTGATTAAGAAATCAGATGTGCGTAACATCATCGACTCTCTTAGCATTTTCCAAGACATTACATTGGAAGAACGACGATATGAAATGGACATGTACGATACATACGAAACAATCATCCACTCGGATGACAAATTNAAGGACAAATTGAACTTGTTCGCCAATGATAGTGGGACCATCCCGATCATATCACAAGAAAATTACATCGATTATGAATTGGACTTCGNGTCCTTATGGGCGTTATCCGACCGGATGTCCGAAGGTGACACCTATCACAAAACCACGTTTATGATGAATTTGGGTATGTGTGTGGATGTGTATGGTTGTTTATCAACCTTGTGTATCACAACCAAACCAATAAAGAAACGAAAAAAAACCCGGTTCGGGTTGATTTGGACCAAACAATCCGCATCGTATCAAAAAAAAAAATATATTAATGATTATCTCGAACACACGAACGACGTGGACGCAAACGTTGCGTATTTTTTGTGCATCTCCGATATGTTAAAACATTTCATCGAAACAGTGGACACGAAACACCTTATCCAACTTCAAAGAGAGTTAAACGTNTCCGATCCTACGTACTTATTTTGTTTATACAACGCATTCACGTTACGAAAGAACATCAAGCAATATACAAAGAAGAGCTTTTTGAGCTTGATCANTAAATTATTACATTAACGGAAATAACGGATACGTTCTTTGTCCATCTGGATATCAAAGGTGTCCCTTGTAGATGGTGTCGTTGAATTTGGAAGTTGAAACGAAAACAAGTCCTTGTAGTTCGAATAGCGCACGTTACATTTGTTAAGGATACATTTGCATTTCAGAACACATACTCCGTTGTTGGAGTCCTCACGAAATCGTTGTATGACATCGATTTCCTCTAATCCGGTGTCCACCACACACCATTCGAAGTTGTCCAACAAATTGAATTCAAAATGAATGCGAATTCGGATGCTCTTGTACTGCAAATATCGCCAAATGGGTTTACCATTGATGAACAACGTGTCGTCCACACCAGATAAACAAATATCATTCACGTATAAATCACCGTGCACGTGAAGTTGTTTTTTTTCGAAATCTCCTGATATCAAGTGATTAATCGCAAGTTTGTTATGTGAGGAAGTCAGTTCGTCGCAAATATCATGCCCCAAAAGGATATTATTGTGACCACATGCGGAAGAACGATGACCGATCATAATGTTACGCGAACCGTTTTCATTGTGTTTGCCGGAATCGTTACCGATGTAAATATTGTCGGATACGTTACTTTGTGTACTTCCCGCATTCACACCGATGGATATCGAGTTTTCAACATGGTGCAGGGAGCGCGCCGCGTTGGTACCTATTGAAATTGAGTTTTCAACAAATTTCGATGTGTTTCCACAAAATGAGCCCATAAACACGTTGTTATTGGATTGTATCATTTGTTGACACGCACGTGTTCCGAAAACCGAGTTTGAGTTGCCATAAGAGCATCCGTGCGCGTTCGGGTCCTCTGAACAAATAAGCGCACCCATGAAGGTGTTGTGTTCGTTACATGACGCGTGGGGCGCCACACACGACCCGATCAACGTGTTTTCGGTGTTAATGTTCGATTCGAAGGCACACAACGCACCCACGAAGGTGTTGTTGTTCCCAATCGCGCTACCATCGACATATTGCGTGGCGGTGCAACTCCCCACGACCGTGTTGAAATTAAGACCCTTGTGTGAGGAAAGTTCGAAAAACCCAATGTTTGAAATTGAATTTACATCCGACATATTGTCATTGTTTCCTATTATCATGTTATAACTTCCGTCCTTGTTGTGGTATCCGGCTCTATCCCCAATGAATACATTCGAATTCCCATCGTTGTTGTTAAACCCGCATTCTTTTCCAATGAACACGTTATTTGACCCGTTTTTATTGAAAAATCCACATCGGTTGCCGATGAACACGTTATCGGTCCCTTCTTCGTTGACGATTCCGCATTCGTCTCCTATGAACACATTATGGAGACCCTTGTTGTTCTTACCACATGAAGGTCCCAAAAATATATTTTTCTCCCCCGTCGTATCGTTTCGACCCGCTTCATGTCCAATAAAAATGTTTTCGTTCCCCGATACATGTTCCTTTCCCGTATGATGCCCAATGAACAAATTTTCGCGACCCGTATCATTGTTGAATCCGGAATGCGATCCGATAAAAATATTATCACGTGTTCCGACATCCAACTCTGCATATGATCCGTTGGTGGATAAGTGTCCGGGGAATATTATCACATTATATATTTTACAATGTTGATCGGTGCGTGTCCGATCCGCACGAACGTGTATGTCGTGGTTTCCTTCCTCTTGGACGAAGGGTTGGTTGGTGTTTAAAACGGTAGACGTATCGTCGGTGACATACATGAATTCGACTCGAACCTTATTCGTCACCGGAAACATCTTCAATATATAAAACGCCCCCTTCTCTTTCGTGTCTGGCAACTTGAAGGCTTGCGAGGTGTTGTACACGAACAAGTCGGCAATCACACCGNTCGACACGTATTCGACGATGCACGTATATTCTATTTTCTTGTTCATATTTGAAAACTCCATTGTGGTGTCTATGGTAATGTTCGCACTTTTGAGGACATTCTCAAACTCTCCGTACGCGAAACGAATCGTCTTGAAAGCGAAATCCCTCCGCATTTCGTCCAAGTTCGTGTGTGTATTCGCCATCAATATCGTGAACGTTTCGTGCGTGGCGCTCACAAATGTCATCTCTTGAAATAGATATGTTTCGGTCGGTATCTTTCGATACAAAATCATGATATCATTTAACATGGTTTCTTGTAACGACACGTTTGGGGTCCACTGCGTGTTCATCCTTAAAAAAATGACGTTTGAATCCACATCGAAAACAACGGACTCATTACCAAAGGTTATCACACACTTGGGGTCGTCGTTAAATACGACCACTTTTTCGATTTCGGGAATCAAATAAACCGTATTCTTCTTCACATTTTTCACAACCATTTCATGAAGTGTACCGACCTCAAGCGTCATTATATCGTAAATCAACATATTGATTATGATATCGCATAAACTCTTCGTAAGGTACGTCCACTTTCATACTTTTTTTGGGTCTTACTTCCTTATTGTTCAATATAAATTGCCGAACCGCAAATTTACAGAAATTTCGGATATCACACAGGGACATGTCCAGCGTAAACTCTCGCACAAACCCTTCTAACTCGTCTTTTGTTAGTTTATTAGTTGTATCAATGTATCGTGATATAAATTTCATTTTGTCCAGATGACACGGCAACCCCATCTTGAGTTGAATATCTAACCTACGCAAAAGAGCGGGGTCCAACGATTCTTTTCGATTCGTTGTTGCAATAAACAAGATATTCCACTCTTTTTGAATCGAATCCAATAAGGTCAACATCGACGTTTTCATCGTATTCGTATGCGACTGGTCGTTTGCGCTTCGAATGGACATATATCCATCAATTTCGTCAAAGAATATCACGCATGGTTTAATTTTTTTTGCAAGAGTAAAGATTGCCGTGAGTTGTTTGAGTCCTTCTCCGTAATACTTGTTTTCGATATTATCCGGAGAAACATGAAGAAATGAACATTTAGAATCCAGTTTCGTGGCGATCACCTTAGCGAGCGTGGTTTTACCGGTTCCGGGTGGACCAAATAGAAGAACACCATTAGGTGGCTCCAAAATCGTCGGCCTTTGTTGTGTGTGCCCGAATGTTGTGCAAAGATGAATGATGGAATCAATTTCCAGTTGAACCGACGCATGACCGATGACCATGTCGTTCCCTTCCCCCTTTTTAGACAATGGAACAATACTTTTAGACATGGTATATTCATGTTGATTCAGCGAGATTGTCTTATCATGCAATACAATTTCATTAGACGAAAACCAGTTTGTGTCCATATCGGCTTGTTGATTCACCAACGTTAGGACCACATACATGGATATCATCGAAAGAATGAGAAACACAATTTTTTGTGTGTAAAAGTTCAACATAAATATATATATTTTAACATAAGGAACAGAAAAATACAACTCAGTAATAACGTATGGTTACTAGTTGTTCCAATTTTCATCATTTACTTCATAGAGATTATCAAATAAATGATCAAGAATGTATGTGGAACCTAAAAAACGAAGAAATCAACAATGAGGAGTATATAGGTAACTACACCTTTATAACCATTCGAGATAATAAAAAACAATATGTCACTTCAAATGTCATCGATAATTTGAAATTGAAACCAGAACCCTATTTAGTGGAATAGATGCTTTATTTTTTCTTATTTTCAATAACATTAACGAGTTTGAGCAGTAATTTATTATGCACTTCAAAATTTCTTTTAATTTCACATAGAATATCTGCGATGTTTCTACCCTTTTTAGACTCTGTAAAATAGGTTTCAATCAAATTCGAAATGTCCATTTCGTCATCCATCTCGGATTCATTTTCCTCGTGTTCATCCCCTAAAGATTCTTCGTTATCCGAAATCATATCCGAAAGTTTAACTCGCTCAACAATATCATTCAGCTGTTGTTCATTCATTGGTCTTGTGATATGTGTTTTTTTTATTTGAAAAAAACAAACACACTTACAAAAAATATGTTTTCACACTATATAATGAAAAATGGGGACAAGCAATTGTGTTATTTGCTCATGTGCTTTATAGCCGGATGTCTTTTTTGCAAACTTGCAAGAATGGTCAACACTTGCTCCTCGAAAAAACCAGGTGTCGGTCGCGGAAATGTGCCAATTAGCCGAACTACCGAACATGCCGGGCAATCCGGTGGTTCTCCGTATGTTGTGTACGGAACCATGCGGTGCCCGTACACTGTAAAACAACTCGATTCGTTTACCGAATCGGGTATCCCGTTTGAATTCAAAGACACAACCCAAAAAGATAACGCGAACGAAATGATATCCATAACCGACAACCCAAACTCTGGTGTTCCGGTGACCGCAAATACGCAAACTAAAAAGTTTAGGACCGGATTCATGCCGGCGAACGAGTTGATGAGCTCCCTCAACTAAAAAAAAATATATAGGAGATACTATAACATGAGTCAATATCCCCCGATCTCGTCTTCGGCTTCATTACCCCCCACATACAACGGTCCCTCTCCTCAACAACCCGCTCAACAACCTCCTCGTCCACCCGCACAACAACCTCCTCGTCAACCTCCCACTCAACCTCCCACTCGAAGCCAAACGAATCCTCAAAAAGGAACCATCAGCAAAGACCTGTCCCGCACATTGATCGGAACCACACGTACGATATTGAGCGAGACCTACAACACCGCCGTTATCGGTATTAACACCGGTATGGCACTCGCCGTTGCATTAGCGTGGAACGAAAGTGCAAAATTACTCATCAAACATCATGTAAGTGCTAAAAAGACGGGTAAATATCAGATTGTGTACGCTGCCACCATCACCATGGTGGCCGCTCTCGTGTTTACGATTACGCAATTGTATTTCAAACCATCCATGAAACGGACCGAGGTCAAACCTGTTATCGCGGTATCCGCGTAAATATCAACATACATTTAAGAATAATTAGCATTACCCTGTTACCATGAAAAATGACTGGAAAATACTGGAGTCATTTTTCAAAAGCACGAATTTAGTGAGTCATCACATAGAATCATTTAACGAATTTTTAGACACTACATTGTTACAAATTGTGAACGATTATGAGTGTGCAAACATTGGTGATGATCTTATCGTTAAAGTTAGCAACGTTCGATTACTTCGACCCGTACATAGCGAAAACGACGGCGTGTCGTCGTTATCCATGCCGCATGAGATGAAGTTAAGGAACTTGACCTATTCGAGCAATCTGGTAATGGATATCGAATTTGTGAACGAACAAACCACCAAAACCGAAATTAAATTTTCGAACATTCTGGTTTGTAAATTGCCCGTTATGGTAGGAAGTAAAATTTGCAACACTACATGCGTCAATATCAAACACGAGGAATGTCCATACGAATTGGGAGGGTTCTTCATCGTGAATGGAAGTGAAAAGGTTTTGATTTCGCAAGAAAAGATGAACAACAATCAAGTGTACGTTTTCGCGAAGAAAAACGTTTCCAAATACTCTCACGTTGCGGAATTGAGGTGTGTGAAAGAACGGGATAATAAATCAACAAATACTTGTTCGGTTTTTGCAACGTTTCCGAACGCGAAACATGAACGGGTGTTACGGATACAATTAGCATGCTTAAAAAATGAAATTAACGTATTTATTTTGTTTTATATTCTAGGATTTCAGAATGTGGAGGAGATACTGAACGCGTTCCCCATCAAAGAACAAACATTTCGAAATTTTTTGATAAACTCGTTCATCGAATTACCCGTGTCCTCATACGAGGAAGCCGTTGCGTATGTGGAATCTAGAGTGGTGTATCCTACCCAAAACGTATCCAATGTCATAAACGATATTGTGTATCACAACGACACGGTGGAACAAAAAACGGCAATACTCGTACATATGATTGAACAACTCGTGTTGTGTTGTTTACATAAACGCGAAGAGGACGACCGGGACCATTTCAAGAACAAACGCATCGAGTTATCGGGACAGTTGTATGCTAACTTGTTTAGACAGTTATACCGACGTACTTACAAGGAGTTTTTGAGCATCGCAAGTAAATCCATCAAGTCTTCCAAGGTGATGAATATTTCGCACATGTTCAAGGGGAAATTAATCACCAACGGATTACGATATTCGCTTTCCACGGGAAATTGGGGGATGGGTACGGTCAATCATGTGCGGAACGGTGTGTCGCAAGTGTACAATCGGTTGTCGTATCTAAGTAGCTTGTCGCATATGCGCAGATTAAACTCACCAATCGGTCGAGACGGGAAGGTGACTAGTCCTAGACATTTACACAACTCCCATTGGGGGAAAGTGTGTCCTGCGGAAACACCGGAAGGACAAACATGTGGTCTGGTTAAAAACTTGGCGATCACCACACGTGTCACAAACTACACACGGTCTATCGCCATCTCAAATGTGATACGTCACTTCATCAAAGAGGAGGGGGCCGTTCACGGAACGCATATGTGTTTGGTGAACGGCGTGTTTGTAGGGGTCACATCCAGTGTTTGTTCCCTGTTTGATATTTTAAAAACAAAAAAAACGAACGGAACATTTTCCCCCGATATCAGTGTGGCCTTCAACGACCAAAAGAAACAATTGAATATAAACACCGATAGTGGTAGGTTAAGTCGTCCGTTGTATATCGTGAACAAAGAAACCAACACGGTGGATGCGCTTCATGATGATTTGGTAAATAAGATAGCATCCGATAAGGAGTTTCAATACGATTGGGATTACCTCCTACGTAACCGATTGGTCGAATATTTAGACGCATGCGAAGAAGAATGCGCATACATTGCGATGTCGATCCACGACCTCGCGGAAGAGAAAGGATACACCCATGTNGAAATTCACCCATCGACCATTCTTGGGGTGTGTGCGTCATCCATTCCATTCGCTGATCATAACCAATCTCCACGAAACACGTACCAAAGTGCGATGGGTAAACAATCCATCGGTTTAAACTCGACGATGTATCAAAAACGAATGGATTCGGTTTCTCATGTTTTGATGTATCCTCAAAAACCGTTGGTTGATACGATCGCATCTTCTTTGATGAACCTCAATCAATTACCAGCTGGTCAAAACGCGATTGTCGCAATTGCGTCCTATACTGGATATAATCAAGAAGATTCGATCATCATGAATAAAGGTTCGATAGATAGGGGATTGTTTCGCAGTGTATCGTATCGAACNTATAAAGATGAATTGAAAGGACATGGGGCCGGCATGAAGGAAGAATTTGAAATACCTGACGGGAATACGTGCACACATTTAAAATTGGCAAACTATTCCAAATTAGATGAAGACGGCATCGTATCGAAAGGGAGCATAATCAATGGGAATGACGCCATTATCGGCAAAACATTGACAAGCGTATCTGCGAACGACCCAAACACGATTACGAAGAAGGATTCAAGTATGATTACGAAACATACCGAAGACGGTGTGGTGGACAAGGTCATGTTAACGACCAACGAAAATGGTTGCAAATTAGTTAAAATTCAAATACGAAAAACTAAAATNCCAGCCATTGGTGATAAGTTTTCCGCTCGACATGGACAAAAGGGGACCATCGGTATGATTTTTAACGAGGAAGATATGCCTTTTTCCGGCAAGGATGGTATTCGACCTGACATCATTATAAATCCACATGCAATTCCATCGAGAATGACGGTCGGTCAATTGTTGGAATGTTTGTTTGGAAAATTGGGGGCGTTAGATGGGAAAACGAAGGACTCTACTGCTTTCGATAACGACCAANCATGTATCGAAGCGGTGTATAACGACTTGTCGTCTCGCGGATTTTCGAGACATGGTAGTGATTATTTGATAAATGGAATGACGGGTAAACAAATGGAGCACGCGATATTTATCGGACCGACCTATTATCAACGTTTGAAACATATGGTGGATGATAAGATTCACTCTAGGGCTAGAGGACCCGTTCAAATATTAACCCGTCAACCCGTTGAGGGGAGATCGAGAGACGGCGGCCTACGCACCGGTGAGATGGAGCGTGATGCGATTATTTCGCATGGTGCTGCGGCGTTTATGCAAGACCGACTTTTTTATCAATCGGACGCGTACCGGGTGCACGTGTGCGATCGATGCGGGATCATGACCAAAGGGGATATACAAAACAATGTGTATTATTGTCAGGCGTGCAAATGTCCCAACGTGTCCCAAATCACCTTACCGTTCGCTACAAAACTATTATTTCAAGAGTTGATGTCAGTGGGGGTGACACCGAGAATCTTTTAACCCACCACATTGCCACCCGCGTCCTTAACGACGACACTAACGGAACCGTCGTGATTCGACGTGGTGTGTGTCGTGTGTCCGTTCGAATCNGCTCCGCTTATTACGGTCGTGTATTGAACGGTGTACACTACGGGGTCGGTTCCGGGATTGGGTGTTTTATACGTAACCGTTGAAACTCCTGTGGTTTGATTTGTAACGGCGGCCGATATGTTTCCGTTCGTGTAGGTGACTGTGGTGGTGGTGGTGTTTGTAATGGAGTTCAAGGTGGTGGTGGTGACCGACCCGTCGACGTTGTTGACAACGGTCTCGGTCGGTACCACGGGTTTCATGCTCCCACCAACTTGAAGACGCCCGGTGCTTTTCACTTTGAATGTCCCATTGTTTTGCTTTATTTTCAACATATTTATAACATATATGGCACATTTGTTTTTTGAACATCTAACTTGTAATCATTTTAAAGAATTCGAAACTTCAACACTAAATGAAGAACAACAAGAAAAATAAAGAACCTAAAACAACTGAAAACCACATTAAAACTGCATACGAAAACCGTTTCAAAACATCGGATGAACCAGCGTATCAAGAAGTAACCGAAAATTACCAAAAACCAAAGTTATTTGTTGCGACCCCTTGTTATGCCGGGTCCGTTCATGTTAANTATATGGAAAGCATGATGGCTCTTCAACACGCTTTGACGACTTCCGGAATCGGTTTCGAATATTACAATATTCCTTTCGATTCGTTGATTCCGCGTGCGCGTAATGCTTGTGTAACTCGATTTATGAACAGTTCGGAATCCACGCACATTCTTTTTGTAGATGCGGATATCCAATTCCATCCTAGTTCGGTGATCAAGATGATACAAGAGGACAAGGACGTGATTGCGGGTTGTTATCCAAAAAAGGCGCTTGANTTTGAACAAATCGCGAATAATCATTCTAAAACATCGAATCAAGTCGAGCTCATCCAATCCGCCGTGAAATATGCGTACAATTTGAAACCCCAACGTTCGCATAAGCTCGAGAGAGGTTGTGTTGAAGTGTTGGATGCACCCACCGGCTTCATGATGGTCAAAAAAGATGTTTTCCGTCAAATGTTTCTCAAATACCCGGAGTGTGAGTACATCAACGATGTAGGGGCTTACCAAGTGAATAAAACGGACAGGTTCTTCGACTTATTCCAAAGTCAGGTGTTCAACCGCCGGTATCTAAGTGAAGATTACGGCTTTTGTAGGTTGTGGCAAAACATGGGTGGACTTATCTTTGCCGACTTGACCGTTAAACTAAATCATATTGGTCAATTTTGTTATTTTGGAGACCCGATGACCCATCTTAAATTTTCCAATCATGTCGAATTTTCCGACAAACCTTCCGAAACAAAGCAATCCGAGGTGCAAGAGCAATCCGCGATTGAGGACACAAACCCACGACCTTCCTCTAAAACAATCGTTGGTATTTAATATTTGGTATAATTGATGCGATATATGAATGACTGTGATATAATGGTGAATGATAAATGTGGCGGATGATATAGTGATGGTGAATGATAGATGTGGCGGATGATATAGTAATGGTGAATGATAGATGTGGCGGATGATATATGGAAATGGTATGGGCGTTTATTTATTTCGAAAATGATTTAACATCAAAACGATGTTCGATACGAACTTGTTGACTTGCTGGTTGTTTTTGTTTGCTGTATATAAATTAAAGATGACTGATTCACTCATNCAAAGGTCCCCATTCATCGAAATGACTGGGTTTAATGAGCGAAGAGAAAACGATGTATATAATGTGTTGGATATTCTTTTAAATCCTTAATGGTTGGTGAAATTAGTAAAATGCGACTTCACTCTTCGACAATGTGTCCTTAATATTTTCAGGTCTTGGGCACTCAATTCTTTGCATAAATTGCTAAATATCGTATGCATGCATCCGTGTAGCGTAAAGGAGGAGTTTGATATGTGACTCGTGACACATCGATTGAATTGGTAATGGTTTGGTCGCGAATATGTATCCACCACGAGGATTAGCATACACAACAACTGGTTCGTGTGTGTATGCTGTACACCCTCTTCGTATTCAAGTTGTTCCATTCGGTCGGTCTCATCAGCCCATGATGTAATAGATGACATCGTGTTCCATGTTACATTGTTTATTGTTTTAAATTATTTAAGAGTATTGATTCATGAATGTGTAATGAATACACGATATTCACCTTCCGGTGCCGACTGGAAATCCGTAAAGTATATTCAATTCAGCATTCAAAGCTCGGAAGATATCGAAAAACATTCATGTGTCCATATTGACACTTCCGATTTATTTGAAAAAAATGTTCCAAAAGGGAATGGTTTGTATGATTTGAGGATGGGTACCATTGACAAACAATATAATTGTCAAACTTGCAACTGTGACATCATTAATTGTCAGGGTCATTTCGGTCATATTCGTTTGAATGAACCCATGTACAACATTTCATTCATTAAAACCGTTTTGAAATGTTTGCAATGTATTTGTATTAAGTGCTCCAAATTGTTGACACACGAACCGGTGAACAGTTCACAGCGCTCCCAATCCGTATTGAAAATGGTTTTGGAACTCTGCAAAAAAACAAGCACTTGTCTTTCTTGTAGTTTTACTCAACCTAAGTGGTTGTTTGAAAATCAAACAATTTGCCATATTTCTGAGGATAATGTGAAACATGTTCTCAACGCGAGGCATGCGTTCACTATCCTCCGGAAAATGACTCCCGATGATATTCGCAAAATGGGCTTCAATCCATCGTATTCACATCCGAAGGATATGGTATTTATCAATTTTCCCGTCCCTCCACCCGTATTGCGACCCTCTGTCACGATGGATACCAACGCGCGCACTCAAGACGATCTGACTCACAAACTTGTTGAGATTGTTAAAACAAATAACAGTTTGAAAATAAATGGCGAATATCAAGAAAAATGCAATTTACTACAATATCATTTGAACACCTATATCGATAACGAAGTCCCAGGTCAACCCCAAGCCACCCAACGAACCGGTCGCCCACTCAAATCCATAAATCAACGCATTCGTACCAAGGAAGGACGAGTTAGAGGAAATCTGATGGGCAAACGGGTTGATTTTTCGGCCCGTTCCGTGATCACTGCGGAACCTAACATTCGATTGGACGAATTGGGTGTCCCTTTAACGATTGCCAGAAATATGTTCATTAGTGAAAATGTGACCGATTACAACATAAATCTTTTGCAAAAATGTGTCGATAACGGTGACTCGCCGACCTCCATGCATGCGGTTGGTGCCAAATTCGTTGTTTGTGGTGAGACAAACAAACGGAAGGACTTGCGATTTGTTAAAAACTACCGCATTCAAGTTGGGGATGTGGTGGAACGACATTTACGTAACGGTGATGTGGTGGTTTTCAATAGGCAACCGACGCTACACAAAATGTCGATGATGGGACACAAAGTGCGCATCATGTCGGGAGATACGTTTCGATTAAATTTAAGTGCGACGACACCATACAACGCTGATTTTGACGGAGACGAAATGAACATGCATGTTCCTTGTTCTTTGGAAGCTAGAACCGAAGTGCACGAGCTCATGATGGTTTCGAAAAATATAGTTTCTCCGCAATCCAACAAGCCGGTGATGGGTATCGTGCAAGATGCGTTATTAGCTTGCAAATTGTTCACGTCGCGGGATACATTTTTAACTAAAATCGAATTTATGAATATCGTTCTGAAACTACAACTTGAATTGGCTGTTCTTCCCATTCCTTGCATACTTAAACCGATCCCCTTATGGTCCGGAAAACAAGCGATGAATTTGTTGATCATGAAAGAATCGTTCATGAAGACGCGTCAATTTTCGGGTTGGCACGAGGAGGAAACGGAGACTCCTTGGTTTTCGGTTTCCGATACGGAGTTGTATGTGGATCATCATGGCGAGTACATTTCCGGCATTTTGTGCAAAAAAGCGGTCGGGGCGTCTAGCAACGCACTCATTCACAAAACGTGGTTGCATGGAACCGAAGAGCGAGCGTGTTTTTTAATTTCAAATATTCAATTTTTAGTGAATGAATGGTTAATGAGTCAAGGATTTTCGGTCGGAGTAATGGATTGCGTCAACTCGCGATCCGTACAAACGGAAGTGGACAAGTTAATTTCCCAATCCGTAAATGAAATCGATCAAACCTCCTCTGAAGAAACGATCAACAAAATTTTGAATTACGCTAGAGACAGTTCCGGTAGGCTCATTCAAAATACCATGAATTCGAAAAACAATTTGTATAACATGGTCGCGAGTGGTTCCAAAGGTAGCATTATCAACATTGCGCAAATTATGGCATGCGTCGGTCAACAAAATGTTAACGGAACGCGCATTCAAAATGGATACACGAATCGCACTTTACCTCATTTTAAACAGAATGACAACGGTTCCAAAAGCAGAGGCTTCGTTAAAAATTCGTACATGAAAGGATTAGACCCGACCGAGTTCTTCTTTCATGCGATGGGGGGAAGGGAGGGGGTTATCGACACCGCCATCAAAACGAGCGAAACCGGGTACATTCAAAGAAGGTTGGTGAAAGCCATGGAGGACATCAAAATTGGATACGATGGTATGGTTCGCAACAGCATCGGTGATATTTTACAATTTGCGTATGGAGAAGATGGGTTTGACGGAAGTCGTCTCATTTCACAACGGTTTGCGTGCTTGAAACCCAAATACGGATTCGAGTGTATCAGTTATCCGGTGGATATTCGGTTGTTGATAGAACAAGTTCATCGACATGGCACTCGACATTTTTCGGACGAATCCATTTTACAACCGTTCATCCAATCTTTGAACAACCAACTCATTCGATTTCTTCTCACGCACATGTTGTCCGGCATACAATGGTGTTCTGTGCAACAAACCATGTTTGTTCAAACATTCAACGATTACCTCGACAACGCCTCCATCTCCCCTGGTGAGATGATNGGGACCATCTCCGCACAATCCTTGGGACAACCCATTACACAAATGACTCTTAACACGTTCCATGCAGCGGGTATTTCAACGAAAAACGTCACATTGGGGGTTCCCCGTTTGAAAGAACTGATCAACTTAACCAAATCGATTAAGAGCGCCGGGATGACCATCCAGCTCAAACAACCGACCTCGGACATTGAAAAGTTTACAGGAACCTACCTTAATCGCTACGTCACCCGCTTTGATATCTTGCAAGGTTTGGATTTTTTCGATTTCGAAAGACGATATTTCGCACACATGAATTGCGATCTTTCGTTCGACGACAATTGGAGCGCCGTTCTTTACATTGATGCCGAAATCCTACATGAACATCGTCTCACGTTACGGGAGCTTTCGTATGTCATCAACAATCAAATCGAGTCGGTATGGTGCACGTGCAACTCCGAAGCGAATTCGAGCCCCATGCTCGTCGTCCGCGTTATTGCGGATTCAAACATCGACGACGAGAACGCCTTGTATGTGTATATCAACAAATACATAAACTCCATCCTTGTTAAAGGGAACGTCAACATCAAAAAATCATTTCTCGACGAGGACGGGCTCGTCATCGAAACGATTGGTACCGATATGGAAAATATCATCTGTCATCCGGCGGTGGTGGCGTCCACTTTATTTACAAACGATGTCATTGAAATGTACCACACTCTCGGGATCGAAGCCGCACGATATGCGCTTCTCAAGGAAATTAAACAAGTCATTGAATTTGATGGCTCGTATGTGAATTATAGACACTTGAGTGTGTTGGTGGACACCATGACGTATAAGGGTAGCATGATGGCAATAACTCGACACGGGATCAATCGTACGGACACGGGTGTTTTGATGAGGTGTTCATTTGAAGAAACGGTCAATATTATCACGGACGCTGCCATGTTTGCCGAACGAGACCGTCTCCGAGGGGTTACCGAAAATATCATTATGGGTAAACAAGCTCATATCGGCACAGGATGTGTGGATATTTTGATGGATTTTTCTAGATTTCAAGAATTATCGGATATGCAAAATAAGGGTTATCGACCATCATCGCCAATCAATTCACTTTAAGAACTGGATTGGTAACAGTATACAACTATGGAATCTCATACGCTCCATTTGGATGACTTAATTGAACACATCAAATCATCGGTTGAACAGACCGTTCGTGACCACATTAACCAACAGTTTAATCAAATGATTCAACATATTTCAAATCAATACGATATCGATTCCAAAGAGATAGTCAAATCCCTACACACTTCTTTTCCATTTGTGGTTCACACTCCACAGGAAGACCGCAAAGGTAAAACCGCAACGGTTGTCACCGAACATAACTGTACCGGATCCACAAAAGCCGGCTTACCTTGTCGTTACAAGGTCATTCCTGGCGAATTCACTTGTAAAAAACACAAAGGTGGAACCGTTCTCACGAAATTGAAAATGCAAGAGTTACCTTCCGATGAACAAGAATGGTTCGAAAATAGAACAAATCATACCACATCCTTTTATCCTTCACCTCCATCAAATGTGCAATTTGTTACCGACGAGTAGCGCCTCACACATTCGTTTTTTCAATGTATACAAGTCACTTTCGAAGTATTCCGCCCCAATATCCGTCCGTTGAGTAAAGGTCGTTCGCAATTCCGTTAATAGTTTCTTTTCACTTAGATGAATGTCGTTATCAATATATACAATGAGTTCGATTCGACTACCCTTTGGGTATGAATTCATCCGTTGTTGGATACATGTACTCTTTCCTACTTTGTAGATGGACTCTTTCGTCTTCAAAAATTCCCGTTCGCGTATGATGTAAAGGTGCCCCGACACTTCCATTCCAATATTGCTTACGATGGATTTTTTTAAATTATTTAGATTCGTTACTATATATGATTAAACAACAATCTCTGTTTTTAATCGTATTCGTATTCGGATGTATTTGTCAGTTTGTTTTTGATGTGTATCGATTCCCTTTCAAAA